AGCACACCACCCTGCAGGAACGGCAGGAGGATGTAGCCGAAGTTGCCGGTGCCGCCCTCGGTGGCGCAACCGGAGGTGGCCGGGGAACCCGCCCAGACCTCCAGCGCAAACGCCGTGTCCAGGATGGAGACTGCCGTGTCCTGGATGAAGCCGATGACGTTACCGAACGCGTCGGTGTACGTGTCCTGGCCGGTCATGATGGCAAACATCTCGGGGTCCACCTGGCAGAACTCGACCTCGATCGTGTAGCCCAGGAGGGACGGCACGGCCGGCTCGTAGACGCAGCGCTCACCGGCTGCGTTCTGCAGGTTGACCTCTTCACCATCATCGACGTTGGCGGTGTAGTTGATGGTCACGAAGCCCTTGGACGTGACTACAGAGTCAGGGCCGTAGATCGGGCGACCGCAGCCATCAAGGCGGGTCACGCGCATCATCCGGCCCCGGACGAAGCTGCTGCAAACAGTGGGCATGGTTACTCCTCGACCAGGTTCTTGATGTCGTCACGCGACAGGTCGTCGGTGATCTGCACGCCCACAGACGCGGCGTACTCCGCCCAGGCTTCGCGCGACCCGTTGCCTCGCGGCTTGGGCAGCGACTCCTTGTGCGGCTCAGGATTGGGTGCCGGGTACTCGACGCCCTCCTGGATATGCGCGACGCCCAGAACCGTCTCCACGACATCCTGAGGTGCCATGTAGCCGGTCCGCGTGGTGCGCACGACAGCGCTGGAGTAGCCAAGGATCTTGGCTGCATCCAGGAGCGCCTTCGCGTTCGCCTTGGAGCGAGGGCCGTGGAATGCGTTGGCCATGTCAGACCACCAGTTCCACGAGGACGGCGTACTTGATGCACTCGGCGCTGACCGCGACGAGGCGCTCAGCAAGCGCCTGCTGCAGGTTCAGGTGCTCCCCCGCTGCCAGGACCCGGTTGGTGACAACCGGCCCGCGCACAACGGTGACCGCACCAGTGATGTAGATCCACGCTTCGCCCGCTGCCGCAGGCGCACCAGCGGGGCTGAGGTTCAGTTCGTACCCGCCACCGTTGGCGACAGGAACGCCCTGCATGGTGCTGACAGTGAAGTTCGCGTCGTGCTCCAGGACCCGCTCGGAGAAGCCGATCGTTGCCGTGGAGCGAGCCATGTGCATGATGGGCACGCCGCCTTACTCTGCGGCGGCGATGCCCTCCAGAAGGGCCACCCCGTGACGAACAGGGATCGCGGTACCAGGCGTCGGGGTGATGTCGGTGGCGCCAGCGAGAAGCTGGGCCATGACCCACTCCTCGACCGCGATGTGCTCGGTCAGTTCAAGGCCACGCTCAGCCCAGCCCGAGTCGTCATCATGCAGATCGACACAGGTGACGCCCTTGTAGACGGCGAACGGGTCCGTGGAAGCAACGACGGTGGTCTCACCGAAGGTCTTCTCAGCACGAGCCTCAGCCGTCAGACACGCAGGGTCGTCAAGGCCAGATGCGACTCCACAGTTCTCCGAGAGGTAGTGGAAGCCAGACGCGCCGATGTGCACGTCGCCTTCCATGACGTTCGCGACCGCGTAAAGCCCGCCGGGAGCCAGGGCCACCTGGGGTGCTTCGATGTAGACAGGATTTGCGAGGGGCATCCGCCGACCTCCCTTCGATCAGGGGCCAGGAGGCGCTGCGGCGGGCAGCGCCTCCTGGCTAGTGGGTCACGCCTCGGTGTAGGCCGGGGGAGCCTCGCCGAAGTCCTGGTTGATGACGGCGGCTGCGGTCAGGCCGGTCACCGCGAGGTCGATGGAGAGACGACGCGGGTCGTGGCAGACGTTGGCGAGAGCCACACCCTCCTCCGCGAAGATCGCGGTGTAGGTGTTCGTGCTCAGGCCAACGGAGTCGTACACGGCGTCGAGACGGATCACGTCGTCGGTCAGCATCACGAAGGTGCCGGCCGGGTACATGATCGTCTCCAGCGTGTCCGGGTAGTCCGTGGCGATGCCAGCGGTGTCCACGTCGAGCGGCTGGTAGTTGTACAGCCACTGCACACGCAGACCACGGTTGGAGAAGTGCGAGTCGAGCATCGCGTCGGTGACGTTGGTCAGTTCAACGCCGGTCCGGTTGGCGAGGTCGGCACGAAGGGCCGGGCGCACCCAGTACGGCAGGAGCACCTCCAGCGTGGCGGACCGCGACATGCGGAACCGCTCGCGCTCACCCTCGGCAACGAGCTCCAGGGTGTGCAGGATCGACAGCGCGTTGGCCCACACGTCCGGCACCGGGATCGCGGCACCCGTGATGGCCTCGGCCGCAGCGATCATCCGCGCGGAGACCGCGTGGCGCTGGGCGATGAGGACACCCTCGATGTACCGACGGATCAGCTCCGGGTACGCAGCGTTGGTCAGGATGCCAGCAGAGATGCAGGCGTAGGCCGCGTCGAGACGGACCTCCTCGAACGGGGGGCACTCGACGGGGATGCAGGTCTTGACCGTGCCAGCCTCGGCCTCGGCCTCGGTCTGGAACGCGGTGGCCGCGTAGGCGTAGAAGTCCTCGAACGACGGACCCTTGGTGAAGATGATGCCACCACGGTTGACCTGGACCTCGGGGAGGTCCCAGAGGCCGTCAGTGGACTCGATGGTGCACAGGTCGTAGAGGGTCTCGGACGGGGCGCACCAGCCACCGGCAGCGGTGAGGGAACCACCAGGCAGCCGGGACTCGACCGACGCAGCCTGCACGAGGTCCTGGACCGACCGGAAGTTGTCGATGCTCAGGCCGTCCGTGCGCTGCTTGGTGATGAGCGCGACGCCGTAGCGGTTCTGCATGTTGCCGACCTTCCCCTTGGGGAAGTTGCCGAACCGCTGGATGAAGCCCTCGGTCACGTCATCGAGGTCCTTGAGCGTGGAACCGGTGGAGAAGCCGGGAACGTCGGCGGCGGCGCGGATGACGGGCGACGGCGTGGTGGGAGCAGGGGCAACGGGAGCCTTGGCCGCAGCCTTGGCCACGACGCGCTTGCGACCAGCGGCGGTCACCAGCTCCTTGCCAGCCTCCTCTGCGGCGGCAGCCTCAGCGGCAGCAGCCTGAGCAGCCTCTTCGGCGGCGAGTGCCTCGGCCTCGGCAGCCTCAGCCGCAGCCTTCTCCTCCTCGGTGTCAGCCTCGGGCTCGGCGGAAACGGCGGCAGCGCGCTCGCGGGCTGCGGTGCGCTTCGCGGCGTTCTTGGCCAGGGTGTCCTCCTGGGCGACGCCAGCGTCGATGAAGTCGGACAGCGCCTCCAGGCGGGCCAGGTCCTCATCGGTGAACTCGTCATCCGCGATGGCGTTGACGGTGCGTGCCTCCTCGCGAGCCTTGGCCAGCGCGGCAGCAAGGTCCTCGCCCGAGAGGGCAGTGAGGTCCTCGGGGATCTCGAACATTTCGCACTCCTTCTGGGTACGTAAGGGCGTGGTTTACTGCACGCGCCCTTCGGGCACCATCAGGTCGTGCGACTTGCTTCTAACCCGAACAATACACAACGAGGGCACTCCCACAAGGAAGTGCCCTCGTTGAACCTAGGTTCAGGCCGGTTCGTAGGAGCCGCCCTTGGCTGCCACGATCTTCTTGGCAACCGTCTCAGACCGGTAGGTCTTGGTCGTTCCATCGGGCAGCTTCACCACGAAACTGGGGTTGCCCTTCTTCTTGTTGCATGCACACGCCATGAGTCCTCCTGATGTTCTGATGTTGTTGTGGATCAGAGACGCTTGGTGAGGCGCTTGCGCTCCATGCTGCGGAACCGCGCCTTGGTGCTACGGGCCTTCTGGCGACGGGTCAGTTCTGCCTCAACCGCATCTGCGAAGGTCTTCACGTTCGGCTGCCCGACCTCCTTGGCAAGGACATCGCGGTCGAGGATGCCAGCGGCGATGAGGGACATCTGCCGACCGGACGCAGCCGCCAGGGACAGGCGCGGGATAGGGAAGCCAGGGACGTTGACGGCCAGGGCTGCGACCAGTTCAAGGTCACCACCGATGGTCCGCCAGTCGCCGGACAGGGTAGACGCCTTGAACTCGCGGACCTGCTCATCAGTCAGGTTGGGCCGCATCGCGCCGGAGAACCAGATGCCGTGGATGTCCTCACCGACCACCACGTCTGCCACGACAGCGTTCGTGTTGTCGTAGTGAGCCATGGTCGCGCTGGCGCTGGCACGCTCGCCTGCGTGACCGATACCCATCGTCAGGTTGCCAACGGGGATCTCTCCCACGTCGGTGTCGATGACACCAGTGCGGTAGTAGGCGTAGTCGGTGGTGCTGTGCGGGGCTGCAGTGCAGGAGTCATCCAGGCCCACAGACAGGCCCAGGCCCGTGTGGCAGACGCCCCACTGGGCGATGTGGCCGAACACGCGGCCCTCTTCGGTGACGGTGACAGGGGTAGGGGCATCGAGCTCGGGGTCAGTGAACCAGGCGGCGGGCAGCACGTTGGTCTCCTCGTAGATCGTGAAGGCGGAGGCGGTGATGGTGCCCTCTGCACGGGCGTGCTGACCAGGCCAGATGCCAAGGGCGTCGTAGTGGATGTTGGCGCACAGGCCAGCCAGCCAGTCGGGGCGCTGAACGTACTCGACCAGGTTGGCGCGGCAGCGGTTGAAGTCACCAGGGGTGCCCCACGCGATGCGCGCTGCTCCAGGGCCAGATGCCCAGTACCGACGCAGCCGGCTGGTCTCTGGCCGGTGCGTGATCCAACCAGGACCATCCTGGGTGATGGCTGGTGCCTGGAACTTCTCGCCGGACGCGGTGAGCGACTCGGGCGGCTCCTCGTCCAGTTCTCCGTACGCGGTGATCAGCGCACGGCGAGCAGAGGCGATGGCGGAATCGGGCGCGTCTACCTGGTTGAGCCGGGCGGCAGCGTTGTGCACGGCCGCCCGGGACAGGTCCCCGTTGGGCTCGCGGATCGGCATCGCGTACCGCTCCTTGGCCGTCTCGAACGACTCGCCTCGGTCCACGATGGTTGAGCGCACCCACTCCTCGTCGGTGAAGCGGGAGGCGGAACCATCCCACGCAGCCTCCGAGATCGCGAAGTCACGGTAGGTGTCCATGCGCTCGCGGCACGACTCGCACCCACCAGCAGCCAGGATGGCGGTGTCAGCCCAGGAGCCAAGCTCTGCCCACGCACCGGTCAGCGCCGGGATGTCCACGAGGGTCGCAGCACGCACGCGCCCCTCCATGAAGCGCATGACGGGGTTCTCGTCGTCCTCGTCCACCTCGAACACAGCGGAGTCGAGGTCAACGCTCAGCCCCATGCGCCCTTCGGCCAGGAGGGTGATCACGTCGTCCATGTCGGGCACGGACAGCATGTGGCCGTCGTACAGGATGCGGTCACCCTCACGCCAGGTGCGATCGATGGTGGCTACGCGGACAGCACCGTCGTGAGCGCCGACATCGGAGCGGACCCAGCGCAGGGGGACCGGACCGTCCTCGACGGAGAGGACGTTGAAGTCCCCGGCGAGGTGCCGACCGTCTCCGGTCTCCTCGGTGGTGTCGATCAGGACGCCGTGGATCGGGACCGGGATCATCTCCTCGGCCCAGTCGACGTAGGGGGGCATCTCGTCCTCGTCAACAATCCCTTCGGCCACGACAGGCGAGACATCATCGCTGGCGAAGGTCTGTGCGGTCATTTCGCCTCCAGATACCGGCCGTGCCACGCAGCGGCAGTTGATCCAAACCTCCGGAGGCCCCACTGGCTGACCGGGGTACTGCAACTGTGCTCCACCAACGGTGAACGTCTCTCCAACAGGGCGCTGTACGCCTTCAAGAGGGCGATGGAGTGCCCTAACGTCATCATCCTCCATCGTGACCCACTCCAGGAGGACGAACTCGCCCTCAACGGAGTCCGCAGCGGCCATGGTGGAGGCGTTGATGGCGTAAACGGCCACCCAGTTGGCGATTCGACGCACCTGAGCCTCGTCAGGGGGGTCAGAAGGGGTCGTGGTGAGCGCGAGGGACTCCGCAAGGTCGCGGATGAAGGCCGAAGAGACCGGGATCTCAGTTCCTTCGGCCTCCTGGGTCGTGTTCCACACCTCAGCAGCGGCCTGGAGGATGAACTCGTCCCACTCGTCGGTCCCGAAGGCCCTCAGCGCCTCTTCAACAGCCGGTGCGAGCGTGTCGAACCCCTCTTCAAGGGCTCGACGGCGCTGTGCGGCGAACGTCTCGACGTTTGGAGTGAACTTCATGGCGTCACCTTCAACAGGTTGATGAACGTGCGCATCATGTCGGCGTCATGGGGCTTCTGCTCAACGATGATGGCCCTGGTGTAGGCGTCCAGGCAGTCCGACAGGCGTGTCGGGTCCGCTCCGTACTTCTTGGCGAAGCGATCGACGGCGCTCCAGGCGTCCTCCAGGACGAAATCGAGCGTCCCGGTGTCCACCTTGTGGAACATGTATGTCTCGGCAGCCCCGACGCCAGGGATCTTGCGCTGGATCTTGTTGCGGAGCCGATTCCCAGCACGCTCCAGCGCGCGAAAAACCAGCACCTCACACGACGCGACCAGGGCGGCTTCGTTCGTGTCAGGCATGTCCTGCCTCGGGTGATCCTGCAGCGAGGGAGTCGGCCGTGCTTCGTGCGAGTCCGGCCTGTCGTCTGGAGGGTCCTCCTCTGCGATGACAGGGAGGTCGAGGCCGAGCATGCGCAGGGCAGCCTCCACGATCTCGGGCTGCGTCTGACCAGAGGCCACCTTGTCCAGGAACCAGCGGCGGTGCTCTGCGTCGTCCTGGATGTTGTCCTGCTTGAAGCCCGTCTCCTCCACGAGGGTTCCAGCGTTGAGCACGCCACGGTCCCAAAGCTCCAGAGCCTCCTGGGAACGGTTGGGGCGCAGGCGCATCTCCGTGGTGTCCACGCCGATGCCGTAGGAGCGAGCATCCTCGGGGTCCATGCCGTCCTGCACGAGCATGCTGCGCAGGTAGCCGACAGCAAGGTCGTCAGCGATCCGGGCCAGCAGCGGCTCGGTGTGCGACTTGATGGCGGACTCGTCAATGCTCCACGCGGACCAGTGGTTCGTGTCGCCCTGACCGGTGAGGATCTCCGGGGGCATGTCCATCGACAGGGCCAGCCGGCGGATCGCCTCGGTGCGCAGTTCGATGGCCTGGTTGTCGAGGTCTGACCAGAACGTCATGTGCTTTGCGGCCTCGATAGCCTCCGCGTCAGCGCTGACCACGATCGGGACCAGGGCTGCTGCGCTGTCCCGGTTCTGGATGGCCTGCCCGGCAACGTCCTGGAGGGTGGTGACGAACAGGTCGGACGACCCGGTGATGACCTGACCGTCCTCGTTGATGACAGCGAAGGTCATCTTGTCCGGCAGGAACAGGATGCCAGCGCTGATCAGGCGAGAGTCCACCTGTGCGGCGACGTGCATCGTGAGCCGCTCGATCTCGGACAGGATCGGCAGTGCCGCACGGGAGGGCGACGTTGCCAGCCCCTTCTCGACGGGGTGCGGGCGCCAGATGCGGATGACCAGGGGCTTGCCCTCCAGCACCTTGCCGTCAACGATCCACTTGTCGTTCTCGTAGGCGATGCGCGTGGAGGCGACGATCTCCCAGTGATCGCCGTCCGCGTCCTCGGTGCCGACGATGTACGCCTCACCGGTCACGGTGTAGTGCACACCGATCTGCTGCAGCGCGGTCGCCTTGCCCTGACTGTCCAGGAACAGCGCGTCCAGGTACTGCGAAGCGGGGTCGCTCGCTGGAAGCTTGCGAGGACCCTCACCCTCATCGCGTGTCGCGTACAGCTTTGCCCGGGACAGCAGGTTGCCGACCCAGTTCACGGCATATGCGTACTCACCGATGGTGTTGTAGAAGTGCCAGGCGGCGTCCTGCCACCCGGAGCCGCCCTTGCGGGCCATGCGGTTGGGGTCGCCCACGCCCGTGAAGCGGCGTGCGCTCGCCACGAGACTCTTGGGGGCAACCGGGTCGTCGGCGCGTGCCTTGCGTAGTGCCATCAGTCACCTACCTTGATTGTCACCCAAGCCACCACGAGGGAGGCTGCCATCCATCCGTTGAAGATCCACCACACCGCGTGCAGATCAGTCAGTAGCGCGACCGCTAGGTTCACCATGACAATCCATGGTGATGCGCACCAGGGGCACTCCACCAGGTCGTACCAAGGCCCTTCCTCGGTGATGACTGCCCACTTCTCGCGGAGCCACACTATCGGGGGCCAGGAATCGGTCGTGATAAGTCTTGTCAGGCGTGCGCTGGAAAGGATTCCTACCAGCACAGCCGCTGCGATGTAGAGGATCTCCGTCACAGCCATGAGCGTACCGTCGCTCGTGTAAGCCGTTCAGGGGCCATGACCCTGGCAACAGAGTGCGTGTCCCGCCGCGAGCGGCCTGAACCTCGGTTCAGGTTCCCCGTTGCCGTGGAGAGCGTCGCAGGGCGAGCGTGCTCTGACAGTTCATGAGCGGCGTGCACAAGGGCGTCCATACGGTCAGGCGAAGACCCGGTGCCAGGAACCCACTCGGTCAGTTGCGTCTCCAGGTCTGTGAGGCCAGGCATGTGGTGCACGCGGCCCTGCTCGTACAGGGAGAAGACCGGCTCGGCGCGGATCAACTTGCCTCGGGTGGAGTTCACGTCCTTGATGCGCGGGAAGGACTCGATGTTCGT